GATTTCCACCTCCAATTAGAATGGATCCACTTGTACATTTCTAACACCCCTGCATCCAAGCCCAATTCTGCGTAAAGTGTAAACTCTATGTCTATTATAAAGTGCTTAGTAGCGGCGTCTTGTTTGGACAAGTCGTCTTCAACAATATGAGTTGGGCACTCAAATGTGCTCGCCACAGCCGTCAATTGTTGCGGAGAGTAACCATCGGTGTAAATCACCTTTTCTTTCAGAGAATCTTTGAGGCGCGATTTCAACCTCACCATCACGGGAGAAAACAAAGCAGATATACAATAAGCACTCGCCATTATGGAACGAGTGTGGACTTCGCTGAACCACCGTTGGGCTTTTTCCAAACGTGTAGTTTGTTCGACTTTCCCATGAGCTTTTATGGAGTTGATTGGATTCATCTCAAAGCCCATGTCAAACAACTCTTTTAATGATGATCTCACCATGTCAGGGTGGTTGTGTGATTCGCACCATTTCATAGTGTCTGACGAACTCAAGTTTATCGAATTTTTCTTGTACCTATTACTCAATATTCTGAAATCCCTACGCAAATAATTTTCTTCCAACATCGTGTATTCCTCGTCCACGTTGACGGGATGTTTGACGTAATCAGGGAAACTGCCTTGTCGTGTGGTCACGCTGTTCATTGTACTTGCCATCATAGTCGTCATAGATGGTCTAGCAACGGTGGGATACTGTTCCATCCGCAATTTTGCGGAAGTGCGGACCGCATCCGGCTCCAGCTTAGATCGCACTTTGAAGTCTGCCCTCTCGGGCAAAACAACAATGTTGTCGTGGAGATCGTCAAAGCTGTCCCAATAGTCCATTGTCTTCACGTCGGGAATGTCTGGAATTACACTAAGCTCCACTTCGTACAACCCCGACTTGCTTTCTCGTACCTCTACGATCCGAGATGTGGATACTAATTCCGGACAGTCCAAGTTCTTTGACGTCAAATGTTCGTCAGACAACTTAGACATTGCTGTCACGTTGGCTATAAACGCGTCAGGAGCAATTGCGTCCTGGCCCACTTTGCGCACGTTGAACTTGTTCTCAGACTTCTTATCGTACTTAGTTTCAAATTCCATGGCATTATCTTCCTCTGTTAACACTCTTACGCCTGTTTCTTGCGTGTCACCCGCTCCATATTTCTTGTGTTTGTAAAGGGTGCAATTGGCGCCCATCAAGACAAACGGGTATTCGAGAGCCAACCTCGCTTCTATTGACCGTGCCCATTTTCTAAGCCCAAACCGGTGGTCATTCGTTTCTACAATAGACAACAC